CTAAGCCGCGTGCTGCGATTCAGGGTTTACAGGCTCTCCGTGGGCTAACACTGCCAGCCCGGCAGCTTTAATATTACGTGCCGCGTTAATGTCGCGATCATGGTCTGCGCCGCATTCAGGGCAGTGCCATTTACGAACATTAAGAGGAATTTTTTGCATGGTGAAACCGCAGCAACTACAGCATTTTGAGGACGGTAAATACTGGTCAATGGCGACCACTGACCGCCCGGCCCATTTGCCTTTGTACTGGAGCTGGCGAACAAGTTCGCTCCAGCCTGCGTCAGCTATTGCTTTAGACAGCTTCGGGTTGCGGATCATGTTTTTCACCTTGAGGGATTCGACGCAAACAACTTGGTTTTCGTTAATCAGTTTGCGGGACAACTTGTGCAGATTGTCCATCCGGCAATCGGCGATTTTCGCGTGGAGTCGGGCGACCTTTAAGCGGGCTTTAATACGGTTTCTTGAGCCTTTTTGCTTCCTGCTTAAACGTCGCTGTAGCAGCGTTAATCGCTTCGCATATTTAGCGGTGTGGCGGGGATTGTCGGTTTTGAATCCGGTATCGGTGACGAATAAATCTTTTAAGCCCACATCAATGCCGACCGTTTTAGCGGTAACAGGCATTGATACAGGTTCAAACTCACACAGGCAGGAAACAAAGTACCTGCCAGCGCTATCTCTGGAAATGGTAACGGTTGACGGCGCAGATGGTAATTCTCGACTCCAGCGAACATCCAGCGGCGACTTGCTCTTTGCTATATACAACTCGCCGTCACGGTGTTTAAACGCGCTGGCAGTGAACTCAGCCACCTGTTTGTGCCGTTTGCTTTTGAAAGCCGGATATGCAGCTCGTCCGGCAAAGAAGTTAGCAAAGGCGGCTTGTTGGTGGCGCAACGACTGCTGGAGGGGAACGCAGGAAACATCATTCAGCCATATGTATTCAGGCTCTTTTTTGAGCGCCGTAAGGCGAGCGTTGGCCTGTAGATAACCGATCTTTTCTTTTCGCTCGTAGTACGCATCGGTACGCCAACGAAGGATGGAATTGTAGACGAAGCGCACACAGCCAAACGTCTGAGCTAAAAGCTCAGCCTGCTCAGTTGTCGGGTAAAACCGGTATTTATATGCGCGTTTCATGTGTTCACATACTAAAGAGGAAAATGTGATTATGCAAAGTACAGTTAGTCGGAAAACCGCCTCCTTTCCTCCCCGGTCTGAAGGCCGAGGTTTCCCGGAGGCATTCTAATGAAACTCATCAGTAACGATCTGCGCGATGGCGATAAGCTGCCGCATCGTCATGTCTTTAACGGCATGGGTTACGATGGCGATAATATTTCACCGCATCTGGCGTGGGATGATGTTCCTGCGGGAACGAAAAGTTTTGTTGTCACCTGCTATGACCCGGATGCGCCAACCGGCTCCGGCTGGTGGCACTGGGTAGTTGTTAATTTACCCGCTGATACCCGCGTATTACCGCAAGGGTTTGGCTCTGGTCTGGTAGCTATGCCAGACGGCGTTTTGCAGACGCGTACCGACTTTGGTAAAACCGGGTACGATGGCGCAGCGCCGCCGAAAGGCGAAACCCATCGCTACATTTTTACCGTTCACGCGCTGGATGTAGAACGTATTGATGTCGATGAAGGTGCCAGCGGCGCGATGGTCGGGTTTAACGTTCATTTTCACTCTCTGGCGAGTGCCTCGATTACTGCGATGTTTAGTTAATCACTCTGCCAGATGGCGCAATGCCATCTGGTATCACTTAAAGGTATTAAAAACAACTTTTTGTCTTTTTACCTTCCCGTTTCGCTCAAGTTAGTATAAAAAAGCTGAACGAGAAACACAAAACATCTTAAATATCAATACATTACATTAAATTTGACATGAAAAACAGACTACATAATACTACAAAACACAACATATGCAGTCACTATGAATCAACGACTTAGATGGTATTAGTGACCTGTAACAGAGCATTAGCGCAAGGTGATTTTTTGTCTTCTTGCGCTAATTTTTTGACATAAAAACATGTGGCAGACTTTGTGTAACTCTGCTTTGCCACGCCACATCATCATCCATTATGGCTATTTCTAAACAGAATCAATAAGAATGAAATATAAAAAATAACACAACTACTAAATAACTGATCCTAATACCGCTACACTTTAGCCAGCCCATGTTTTCTACCGGGGAATGAGCTGACGGTATCCATAAAGTGACGAACCTTTTTCAACAGTTGCCACATTGAATGGCACTGGTGATTTCGGGTTACTGTCTCATGAAGCACTTGCCACAACCTCCAGCCATAATTGCGCTCCCGACGACAATATTAATGGCTAGGAAATGTTTAAAACAATGATTCAGTTTCCTAACCATCAAGTGTATATGCTGACTCAATTAGTCAATATCTATGGGTTGAGTTCTACCCAAAGTGGCTCTGTAGTCACTTCTTCTTACAGTATGTTCAGGTGTTGCAGGCACAGTTGTGGAGCGTAGATGCGTTGTTGGTTTACCATGCTCTGGTACATAAAAAACGCCTGTGCCATGGTAACCTGATATAGAAACGTTAATTCCGCGACGTTCAAACTCGGCATAGACATGTTCTGCTAAAGACCTCTTTTGACCAAATAATGCCCTAGCCAACCAGCCATTATTGATATTTGCGGATTTCTCTATTTCATCAGGAGAGAAGTCTTTGTTTTTTATTATGTCGGCTGAGTTACAGGATGTTAATCTGATATCATCCATTTCATGAAGATTATGTTGAACAATGCGTTCGACAATATCTGCCGGCGATAAAAATTCATCTCCGCACTTAAGAAGGGGTAGGCCAGCAGAACCATCCCCTGACAGATAAATTTTGTTGTATTTTCCTGGGGTTAAATCATTTGGCAGAATGGTTTTCATTTCTGTCGCTGCAATACTTATAGCTGCAGCGGCAACAACATCGCTATTATTTGATTGTAGATGGTTTTTATTTGCTTCAGGATATGTAAACTCCATTTTTCTTTTATCAAAATCTTGTTTTGTATCATCATTCAGGAATAATAAATCATACGGTTTTTTTCCCGCTGTGACTCTTGAAACATTTTGACCAAGAATATTAAGAGTATATTCATTAACGGATTTCATTCCTAAAAAAACAATTAATCCTTCTTTCTCTTGAGCTTTTTCGATTGTTCTCCCTGCTAGAGTTGTTGGGATGGATTGAGATTGGTTTGTCGGAACTGATACGCTGGCGTTAATAGGTAGTAGGGATCTTATGCTAAACATACAACCTCTTTCTTAATTTGCGAACATGTTTAGGATTCTGTGTAAATGTCTTTTCTCAGAAGTGACCATCCAGGCGGTCACCGAACTCGATAATAAAGCTGATCATAGCCATTCGTCAGTCCCTCAGCGGCATTGTACATTTCTGTGACGCGGCCTAGATTGCCAGCCACACCACTTTTTTACAAACTCCATCATGCAACAAATCCACTACATTGGATAAAACTACTAAATTTTACTTAATACCACACTAATAAGATCTTGCTTTCCGCCATGATAAGATTGCATTATTTGACTTTCACTCCATGAACGGTCGGAAACATTATAAGATGATATATCTATTGGATTAAATTCATTTTTTGCGCGATCATATAAGACATTGGTTTCTGTTGTATCAACAAAAAGAATTCCTTTTTGCTCCAGTCTATCAAACATATCGTAAATAGCCTGCTCAGCTTGTGCTGGTAATGATGGAATATTAAAAAGAGATTCCCCATTTATTTTATTCATTCTAATACCAAGAATATCGCCATTATCGCTATATATTTTTTCTGCACTCCCGGCACCATAATATTGGTTGAAGCAACGAACTTCGCTTGTCACCTCTTCATTGCTTTGAGATGTAGTAAACATCTTCAGGACTTTTGTTGCATCCTCAGCATCTTCATATACTACAGCGTTACCCCCTTTGCCAATAACATTACCAGGCACTGGCAACCTGTTATAGTCCACACTCGGTAGCTCTGGCTGTGCATAATCAACAGGAGGTAAATCAGGTCTGTTCGAATGAACAATGCCTCTTTCCGTAGCGGCGCTCACTGGTGATGCATTCAGCATGACCTCAATTTTCCTGCTAATCTCCCCCTTAGGCCATCCCAGCCTGTGCAACAGATTAGTAAAACAACCACTATGACTTTCTCTTGTAACGCAAAACTTATTATCGGTGGCAACAACACGATATGTTCTGTTACCAACCTTTACTTGCGCCCCATTATCAGAATGAACGGCAGCATCCCTTACAGAGGATAAAACACGATTTTCAGGCGAAGTCAGGTTTCTGGTTAAAGAATTCCATGAACATCCCAAATTTACAGAATATGGTGATAACATACATTTCAACCTTCAAAATAAACCCATCTAAATTTCCCTAACAAACATCCCCCTAACATGGCAACAAAAAACCAGAAATGAACTCTTGCTTTTTGTATCTGGCAACTAATTCATCCTTCCAGTATCCCATCAAACGAACGTTTACGAACTATAACGCAGGTATTACCGGTCACTCGATATCTGGAGATACAGACGTATCAACATGATTGAGCGGCACACGATACTGCTTCCATGCCGCCAGTAACTATGCCAGCTCATCCGTCGCAATATCTAAATCTGCAGCATCCTGAAGTGGTGCGATATGCTCACTGATTACAAGTACCAGACCGATAGATTAAAAAATAATAACACGCTGCATTTTAAATAAAAATATTTAAGATAATTTATGTTTTTTAAGGTTTTAATCCTTTTTATCTTATAAATAATGAATTAATCAGCTGTATATATACAGATTATTCGTTTCTTTCTTCCTATCACGCAATCTTCACAAAATATTACCACTGCAATGAACCTATGCTATGCCTGTATAGCACGCCTCAGATAATCAGGAATCTCATTTCGTAGTTTCACAATATCAACATCCGAATCAATATGTTTCTGGTAAAACTTGTCCGCCAGCAAGTTTGCTATACTATCTGATGTCCGATTCTTTACATTTCTGCTCATACCACCGCTAAGAGCATCCATTTTCTTGCAAAAAGAAGCACTTCCCATTATGGTATGATTAATAGAGCTTTGTGCTGCCTTAACATCAAGAGCCAGTTCATATTCTTGACTCACAAGAGAAAAGACTCTTTTCCTCTCTTCAGTGGAAATTTTTACATTTTTTTGAAAGCAGTAATTATCAATCTCTTGGTTGATCACCCTTGAGGGATATACTACCCGCTCATCTTTTATCCATCCATCAATATTTTTAGTACACTGCTTGCCCACCATTTTCAGTATGTTGCTACTAAATTTGTGAACAGAAAAGCGAATCGTCCGCTTCCCCATTGAGCATTTTACGACCTCATCATTCTTCCCTCGGAAACAGTTCCAAAAGGAGTTTTCTCTATAGCTACTTATCCCAAAAGAGCTAAAAGACGTACCTGTAGCATTCATCAACAAAGCAATTCCTTTTTATAAAAATTTGTTTACAGGGTTGTATAGTTGTGTTTATTCTAGTCAGAAAAATATGTATGTAAACAATATTCTGTTAAAGGTTGTATTGTTTGTATCATGACCGTCACCTTTACTTTTGATACTTCTATTGACTCTCACCTCTGGTAGCATCCTGCAAGAACCTTATTTCTGTAGGAGATACACGGGGTATGTTTAACGTGGATATTAACATAAAAAACATTCAATAATTCATTCCTGCTTGTAGCCCCCATCACATGAAATAAAATAATGATATCTAATTTAATAAAAATACATTTTTCAATTTAACTTTATCGTCATTAATTTATCTCCCTGTTGAATTAGCCCCTCTATCATCTACTTAACAAATATCTCCCATACATGGCAACATAAAAACCGTAGATGCACTCCTTTTTTGTATGTCTGGCTGCCCATTCCATCCTTTCAACATTCCTTCAGACTGACATTTACAGTCTATAACGCAGGTATTATCGGCCACTCAATATCAGGTGCAGTTGATGTATCAACACGGTTCAGCAACACCCGATACTTTTTCCAGGCTTCCAGCAACGAGGTTTCTTCCTCCGTTGCGATTTCCAGATCTGCAGCATCCTGAAGTGGCGCGATATGCTCACCGGCTACCTGCATCAGGCTGTTTTTTGTTCCTTCCGCCTCCCGGATCCGAAACAGTTTTTCTGCTTCTGCATCTTTCACCCAAGCTGTGCCGTTCCACTTGATATTCCCGATCTAAAGAAACTGTCGCAAAAGTCATGGACTGATATAACCCACAAAAAAATGCTCATAAACGTTTTCATGCAGGCAAATGCGTCCACATCAAGGCTTCAACCTGGTGCTCTCCACCTGTCACTGGATAAACTTGCCTGTAAAAATCAAACTCCCCCTGCTCATTACCAATACCAATCAGTTGAATGCAATTGCCATCTACAATAAAATTTTCCGCCGAAGGAATCAAAATAAAGGCCTCCGGATGTTCATTGGGAAAGGTGTTAGCAAGTGTGCGCTGAATATCCCTCTCCAGCAAAACCTCCTGAGTATTAGCATAAAGCTCTGGCGTAAGTTCATCTATGAAATCGTTACCATCTCTTGGGCGCATATGTATCATTGAATACTGCTGCTCTCCAGATTCTGATAATCCATGGCGGACAATAAGAACACTACAGCCGCTTTGCTGATTGGTTAGCCATAACGGTGAACTTTGCTGGATAGTTTGAGAAATATCATTTCGCCGGAGGCTTATACACTGATTACCCAAGCTTATAACTGCAGGCGCATCAAAACGTTCCGGACTATCAGTATCACGCATACCTGTAAACAGAATGTAATCACTACCAGCCATATCATCTTCCATTTCTTTTAGTCTTAACAAGCCATCCTCTCTTGTAATATTAACTGTAATTAAAGATGTCTCATCATGATGGGCATAGCACTGTGGATTAAGAATTAAATTCTCTTCCAGAAATTTTACAGGATTATTACGTATTTCAGTCATTACGTGCTGAAATTCAGAACGATGCGACACTAAAGAGTGTCCTGTATTTTGAGATATAATATTACTTACCTTCATTGCTTTCTTTCTGACTTGTGAAGAATAACTCGCGTATCATATTTTTATCACCACAGGCAGCTTTTCACTCTCCGAATGCCTGTGGTGATTTTATATAAACTATCGAAAGTCAATATTGTTTCATTTGAAATGTTTTAACTATCTTTTATAATAAAATTTCCCTTTGAGGCGTCAAATATACAATCTTCAGACTTTACAATCATTGATGCTGTTATTGGCTCCCTACTTAATGGATGATGCCCCCCATCATTAATTATACGAGAGAGAGCATTTTCATCATATAAACTACACACTGAGGAACCCTTGGAGTTTCTAAGAAAAACACCACGCTCTGGAATTGCCAATGTAATCGGACACTGCAATGCCTCCGGTATACAGGATATATCCTCAGGAGAAACCGAAAAAGCACTTGAAGATAATCGAGTCGCTAACGATTCAGGCTCGCTCTCATTACCATTCATCATGGTTTGCATTGTTTGTATCATATATCTGTCGAATACATCAAGAAATGAGCTTCCTCCATTCAACCGACTCTCAATAACGTCAGCCAGACTGATAACATCATCCAAAACAGTATTATTAAGACCTGAATACAGTTCCCCCTGAACAGGATTAACAATAAAAGCGTCCATAGCGCTCTGATAACGAACAGAAAACTGCCTGTCTCCTATTATAATATTCCCTGTATCATTCGCTCTGGCTGCGTTTTGCAAAGCTTCAATATTTTGTATTGACAATTGATTCTCGGACGACAAATAAAATGTAAATGGCATAACAAAACTCCCTATTTTAATTTGAACTCCAGACTTAAAGGTCCACAACAAATGTCATCCACAAATTTTTCCCTCGTCCCATCAGCACACCGAATTTGCAGCGGCCTCACCACGCACTGTATCAGCTTTTTATCCGCATCCAGTATCACCACCTGCGTGATTACCCTGTCCTGCTCCAGAATAATGCCCTATTCGCTTGTTCTCAGAAATTGCCAGCAACCTTACACTACTTCTTTTGAGCCCATTTTTCGCCAGCCCTGAATACAGGAAAGTGTTAACTGTTTTTATGTTTACCCTCATCTCACTGGCGAGATGGGACGGACGCAACTGACGGTAGATATATCCAAACATCACCACCATCTCTGACATCGTCAGTGCCCGTGCTTTTTTGTTCCAGGTCCACAATCTGTTACGCACAGCATTATGTATATCATGTCCCCCTTTCAACGCTTCCAGATCCAGCTGAATAAAACGGCGTCCCTGAAACATGCTGCGCATTAAATGGCCCAACTGACTATCACAGATTATTAACCAGGATTCTTTACTATCCAGAATAACCCTGCGATTCTCCGGCATAAAAAATTCTTGAGCCAGAATTACACGGCATTCTTTCAGTAACAAACGCAAACCATATTCCAGATAATAATTACGCGTCGCAAGAATGAGCTTCATCGCCGAACTTCCCTGAACTACAGTAGTGTTCCATGCCTCGGTCGCAATCAGAATTTATGATTCCCCCTCCAGGGAACAAGATGGACATATCACTGCTCCTTAAAGGCATCCTTCACTCCATCGTATTAACATGTTTATTACTTCACACTCTAATAACAAACATCCCCCATACATGACAACAAAAACCGGAGCCGGACTCCGGTTTTGTGAAGCTGTCGGGTTACTTCATCCCGCCAATATTTTCCCACGTCCCGTCAGCACGCAGGATTTGCAGCGGTCTTACCACACACTGTATCTGCTTTTTATCCGCATCCAGTATCACCACCTGCGTGATTACCCTGTCCTGCTCCGGGATAATACCATTCTCATCTGACTCCAGGATGTCTGCCGGCCCCAGTCGCAGTTGTGCTGTAAGCGACTGCACGTGTTCACGGCCATCATGCTTTCCGCAACCACACAGACGCTGCATAAGTTTTTTTAGTATATTCATGTCATTCTCCTGTTCTGCCTGTATCACTGCCCACTTCATCCAGCCCCTTAACATCCTGCCACGGCCCGTCACCAAACCTGACCTGCAAATGCTGAAACAGCCCCTGAACCTGTGTGGCATCTTTGGGGTCAAGAAAGGTCAGTCCGGTGATGAGCGCACCATCTGTACCCGGGAACCAGCCATTGCTGTTTGTCTCAATAATGCTCGCCGGCCCCAGACGAAAACGGATTTGTGTCTCCCCCGGGTCGCCCTTCGGTCCCTGAGGTCCGGTTGCCCCCACCGGGCCAGCCGCACCTGTTTCTCCTTTCGGTCCCTGTGGGCCTGCCGGGCCTGCCGCACCGGTATCTCCCTTTGGACCCTGTGGACCTGCATTTCCCGTCAGACCGGTCTCTCCCCGCTCTCCCCTGTCACCTTTCGGCCCCTGCGGGCCTGCCGGACCAGCATCACCTGCCGGTCCCCGTTCGCCGGTTGCCCCGACAGGGCCGGTGTCACCGCGCTCTCCCTTATCACCCTTCGGCCCCTGAGGACCCGCGGGCCCCTGTTCCCCCTTTGGCCCGGGAGGTCCCACCACGGTGGGGATTCGGTTTACGGCCTCTTCCGCCGCTATCCTGCTTTGTTCCGCTGACTGTGCGCTTTCTGCTGACTCCCGGGCTTTTTCTGTTGCGGTCGTTGCATCCCTGGCTGCATTACCGGCTGCACTTTCTGCCGTCTTTCTTGACAATTCAGCTTCTGCTGCACTTTGTGATGACTCACTGGCTTTTTGAGCGGCCTCAGAGGCCGAGGACGAGGACGCTTCCTCTGACTGCTTTGCAGAGACTGCACTTTCTGCCGCCTGCCGGGCTGACTCCGATGCATCCCCTGCTGAAGTGTCAGCATTTGCAGCGCTCTCTTCTGCCTGACTGGCTGATATGCCGGCATTCCTCGCGGACGTCTCCGCCTCTCCGGCATTCTTCTTCGCCTCCTCTGCGTTACGCACCACCTCTTCCACCATCAGTTCAAAGCGACGCAGTGCCTCCGGCCGGACGTCATCCTCCGACATGGCACCGAGAAAATCATTCAGCGTACCGGGTCGGGAATCTTCATACACGGTGATGGTCCCGGCATGTGACGGCGGGAATCCTTCCACCAACAGAATGACGCTGTACTGACCGTACTCAACGTCCATGCTGTAACGCCCGGCTTCATCCGGATTTTCTGAGGCCACCGTGTTCACCACCACCGTGGTGCTGTTGCGTCTGGCCTTTAGCTGAATGGTACAGTTTTGTACCGGTTTGCCTGCTCCATCTTTCAGTACACCTGAAATCTTAACCGTCATATTCACCCCACAAAAAAGCCCACCTGAACCGGCGGGCTTTCATCACGCTGTACTACTAATCAGAATTTATAACCAACACCCACGATGAACCCGTCAGTGCGCCAGTCGCCACTGCCGGAGCCTTCATAAGCGACATCAACGGCCACGGATTCGGTCGGGTTAAACTGCACGCCAGCTCCCCACGCCATAGAGGTGTTACTGTGGCGAGCGTCATCACTTCCGGTCAGCACGTCGTGCGTTTTTCCCTTGTTGTCAGTTACGCGGAGATAATCCCCGGAGAAAGTCGACACACGGCTGTAAGCCACACCCGCCATCGTATACGCGCTGAACCATTCATTCACGCGCACAGAGGGCCCCGCCATGACGCTGAACCAGCGGTTACGCACAGAATCTTCATGCCAGCGGGTATCACTGTAACGGGTAAGCTGGCGATTCCTGTCTCCGGCATAACTGAATGACGTCACCAGCCCCAGCGTGTCCGTAAATTCATAACGGTATTTCACGTTAATCCCGTTAAGATTATCGCTGCCGGGAGCGTTCGTCCGGGCATGAAGATACCCCGCGCTCAGCGTGGCCTGCTGCTCAGACGCCCATGCAGGCGCACCGGATACGGCCAGACAGATGGCTGCGGACAACATGGCTGCACAAACTTTACGCATAATTACCTCTCGCTTTTCTGCAATAAAAAAGGCGCCATTTCTGGCGCCCGTATATGGGTTATAAAATTCAGCTAATCGTGATACCTGCGGTGGATTTCTTCATCACCACAACAAGCAAATCGCTGATACTGGTTGTCGGTGTCCAGTTATTGACCATTGAAGAAGAGACCGTAAACTTTAACGTCAACGTTCCCTGCCCCGCAGGCATATCAATAACGGAAGAAAAAACCGCCGGAGCATCCGTTGTTGACTGGTTAAAAATTTCTGTCCCGTTTTTCGTTACCTGCAAACGGCATACAGAATAAACATAAGACTGTTGATTATTACTGCCATAATTTTCCTTCCTGCTTCCTTTAAACAGCAGAGCCGGGATCATGACCTGTCGGTCAAACTTCTGATCATCACTAATCGTGACCGTAATGGTGCCGCTGGCATGAGTGCTCGTGCGGGGGAAAGACTTGCTGACCGTTTTGACAATATCGCCTTCAATCTGGTTGGCGGACAGTTTCCCCTTAATCTGACAGTTCTCATTTATCGTGACGTTGTTGAGCGTCCCTGAGTTCGCATTCACACTGCCACTGATATCCGCATTTTTAGCGGTCAGCTTTCCGTCTGATGTCAGGGAAAATGCAGGAGGATTGCCACCACTGGTAATTGTGGGAGCAATAAGGGTCTTAATCAGCGCTTCATTGATAAACGTCTGTCCCCCCTGCGTGACCAGTGCTGGAGTGGTGTTACCGTTCTCCGGATTAATGAACGCAATCCTGTCTGCCGCCAGCAGCACCTGACTCTGCATACCGTCAGGGGTATTCTCAATACCGGCACCGATACCCGCAATGTAAAGGCGACCATCCTGCATCTGCTGCAGTTTCACGGCCCACATACTGTTCAGGTTATTACTGGTGTCTGTCTGAACCTTTTGTATCTGCTGGATTGTTGCTTCCTGCTCGCCCAGTTTTTTGTCTGTCGTCGAGATGATTTCACTGCTTTTTTCATCCACATACTGACGAACCTGCGCAATCTGGCGTGCATTCTCCTCATTACTCTGACTGACCGTTTGCGTGAGTTCGCTACTGACGTTGTCCACTTTCTGACTCACCTGGGATATGGCCAGTGACTGCTCATCATTTTTTTTAGCAACCAGCTGCGTGAGGCTGTTTTCAGTTTCCCCGATTTTTTGGGTCACCCCGGCAATATCACTCTCCAGTCGCTGATTGACCTCATCCTCCAGTTGCTCAACTTCACTGCGCAATGCAGAGGCATTAATACGATCATTCAGCTCCTGCCCCAGCAGGGTGCTGTTTATTTTCCCTTCAAAAAAATTGAGATACTCTTCAGGATTATTACCCGGCTGGCCGACAGCCTCCACGAATGCCGATTTACCAACGGTATTCACACTGCGAACATAAAAGTAATAATCATGGCCCGGCTTAATATTCTGGCCGGAGGCTACCCAGTACAGTGCCGTACCAAGATAGCGGGCAGATTTGTCCACCTGTGAGACATCTGAAATCTTCGTTTCAGAAAACCAGAATTCAAACTGTACCGTCGGATCATAAACCGCAAGATGCGGCGTGGCGGTTATCTGAAAATAGCCCGGCGTCAGCTCAATCTGTGACGGCGCTGCCGGTGCGGCAATCCGGAACGATACCGACGCCGGATCGCCCTGCTGTCCCCGGGCATTTACCGCCCGGACTGTCAGCGTGTAACGCCCCAGCGCCAGCTGCCTGAAGCGGTATGTGGTTTCCGTCGTCCGGGCCGTGCTGACCAGCCGCTCACTGCCGTCATCCGCTGCCACGGTCAGGCGAAGCATAAAGCTCACCCCCTTCACCACCTTCGGCGTATCCCAGCGCGCCAGCACCTGGTATTCCCCGCTGTCTGCGGTGACTTCTGCGGTCAGGTGCTGCACTGCTGGCGGCGTGACACCATTCACCGTGCCGCTCTGGTCGCCGTCAAAGTGCGCCCCGTTATCCACGATGGCCTCTTTCTCCGGCACATGCTGCACAGCGGTGATGGCATACGTGCCTTCGTCATTCTCACGGATACTCACGCAGCGGAACAGGCGCTGGCGCAGCGTCGGCAGCTTCAGCCCCCACACGCTGTACTCGGCAACGCCGTCAGGAACACGGCTCACTTTCACCTTCACGCCGTCGGTGACGGACTGGACCTCCACGCTGACCGGATTGCCACTTCCGTCAACCAGGCTTATCAGCGTGGTACCGGAGGATGGCAGCGTGATTTCACGGTCGAGCGTCAGCGTCCGGGTCTGGCTGTTCACCGCCAGCACGCGCCCGCCGGTGCTGATACCGGCATAGTCATCATCGCAGATTTCAATAACATCGCCCGGCACATGGCGAAGCCCTTCTGCGCCCACGCTGAAATCCACGGTCTGCGTTTCCAGCAGTTCCGTTTTAATCAGCCACAGCCCGGCTCGGTGTGCCTGCCCCCGACTGGTACAGCCAAAGGCATCCATCTTCGTGACATTACGACCGTAACGGGCAATGGCCTGCGTATCTTCAACAAGCTCTGTCGCCGTCTCCCAGCCGTTGTTCGGGTCAATCCAGTTCACCTCAACGGCATTATGGCGGTCCTTCAGGGCGCTGAAGCTGTAGCGGAACGGCGCGCCATCATCCGGCATCACCACATTACTGCGGTTATAGGTCCACACCTTATCCGACGGTCGGTCCTGCACGAACGTCAGCGTCTGCCCGTTCCATACCGGCATACAGCGCATCGCCGAGCAGAAATCACTGAGCACATCCCACGCCTTGCGCTGTGTGGTCAGGTACGCATTACAGGTGATGCGCGGCTCCGTGCCGCCAAAACCGTCCGGCACTGACTGGTCACAGTACTGGCCGATGACATACAACGCCCATTTGTCCACATCCGCCGCACCAAGACGTTTCCCCATGCCGTAGCGCGGGTGGGTCAGCATATCCCACAGACACCAGGCCATGTTGTTGCTGTATGCTGGCTTAAACGTTCCGTCCCAGATACCGCTGTATTGCCGCGTCTGCGGGTTATAGTTCGACGGCACCTGCAGAATACGCCCGCGCAGATGATAATTACGGCTCACCTGCTGGCTGCCGAACTGCTCCGAATCCACCTGTACGCCGACCAGTGCCGTGTTCGGGTAGCACTGTTTCACATCGATGATTTCGGTGTATGACGACCAGAGCGTTTTGTTCTGCAGCTGGTCTGTGGTGCTGTCCGGCGTCATCCTGCGCATCCGGATATTGAACGGGCGCGGCGGCAGGTTACCCACCACCACCGATGCCAGATACTGTGAGGTGGTTTTGCCTTTAATGGTGATGTCTTTTTCCGTCATCCAGCCACCGTTACGCTGTATCTGAACCAGCAGGCGGACTTCCGACGGATTCCGGTCCCCCTTTGAGGTGGTTTCCACCAGTGCCTGCACACCGAAGGTAAAGCGCAGACGGTCGATGTTTGCAGACGTGATGGTCCGGGTAATCGGCGTGTCGTACTTCACTTCCGTACCCAGCACCATCTCGGAGCCGGAGGATTCAAATCCCTCCGGCGGTGTCTGCTCCTGCTCACCTGCCCGGAACACCACCGTGACACCGGAGATATTGGTATTCCCCTCACTGTCCAGCACTGGCGTACTGTTCAGCAGCACACTTTTTAATCCGTCCACCGGACCTTCAATCGGCCCTTCACTGATGGCGTCTATCACGCTCAGCATCTGGGATGATTTCAGGTTGTCCTTCGCTTCGCGCGGGGTATGCCCCTTACTGCTGCCTTTACCCATTCCTCACGCTCCATAAACGACAAAACCGCCCGCAGGCGGTTTCACATAAAACATTTTGCATCAGCGACCAATCACCACAACCTGACCACCATCCCCTTCGTCTGCCGTGCTGATCTCCTGAGAAACCACGCGTGACCCCACGCGCATTTCACCGAACAGAACAGGCAGAATATTGCCCTGGGCAACCATGTTATCCAGTGAGGAGAAATAGGTGTTCTGTTTGCCGTTATCCGTTGTCTGCGTTCGGGGGGTTTGGGGTTTAGGAGCCAGCATCTGTGCAACACCACCAAGCGTCATCGCTGCCCCCATAGAAAAGAGAATGTCACTGAAAGCGATACTGATTCCCGGCATCCAGATTGCCGTAGCAATCAGCGCCGCACCCAGCACTGCCTGAAAAACACCGCCACTTTTGGCACCCGCCAGACGCGGCACAATGTGGATCACGGCACCATTTGCCAGCGGCTCATTAAGACGGGCAGATAATTCGGTTTCGCCTGCATCACGCCCGGCAATGCGCACCTGATACCAGCCCTCATTCAGTTTCTGGCGAAACGACGGTAGCTGCGTGGCCAGCGCCCGGATGGCTTCGGCTCCCGTTTTCACACGAAGGTCGATGCGGCGGCCAAATCGTTGCAAATCCCCGTAAAGGCAGATGCGTGCCATGCCCGGTGACGCCAGAGGGAGTGTGTGCGTCGCTGCCATTTGTCGGTATACCTCTCTCGTTTGCTCAGTTGTTCAGGAATATGGTGCAGCAGCTCGCCGTCACCACAGTAAATAGCGGCATGATTCGGCACCGATGAACCAAAGCAGCACAGCAGCACATCGCCCGGCTGCGCCGCTGACAACGGCACCTGATACAGCCCCGTTGCCTCCAGATTATCCAGATAGAGATTCTGACCGTGACGCCACCAGTCATCCTCCCGCGTAAAATCCGGCATCTCAATCCCCGCCAGATGATAAGCATCCCGGAACAGCGTGTAACAGTCCGTCACCCCGTGCTCAAAGCGCCGCCCGGTGAGATGCGGCACACAGCGGAACTTATGAATCGCCCCCCGGCAGACCAGCCACCACGGCAAATCACTCTGCACCTGCAGCCGCCGGTCGGCCTCACTCAGCCAGGGCAGACCACCGGGATGGCTGTGCACCAGCGCGACTATCTCACCCTGCATTTCGGCCTGCAGCCAGTCCTCCGGAGCCATCCGGAAATACTCCTCCGGCTCACCGGAAATATTCACGCAGGGAAAATATCTTTCCCCCTCCGGCGTTCTCACCACGAAGCCACACGACTCCGCTGGCGCACATCGTCGGGCGTGCGCCAGAATCGCTGATTCTGTCTGTGTCATGGGATTACTGCGAAAGTTTGTTAATGGAAAGGAAGCCGCCAAAGTTGCCGACGTTATTGCGAAACTTACAGCCACTCAGGCATTTGCTGCATTTATCCTTCGTGATATCGGACGTCGGCTGGTCATATTCATCCGCGACCGCCGGACCGCTATAACCGCACTCATCACCGCGATAGGTCCAGGTACAGGTGTTGGCCAGCATGATGCGCCCCGGAAAAACAGCACCATCCGTTTCCGTCGGCGTGGCCAGTACAAAGGAGGCACTGACCGCGCTCAGTTCGCTGCACTGCTCGATGCGCCAGCGGCTGATCACCTCCTGCTCCGGATCGGCATCGCTGTTTCCGTTGACGAAGTTCACCGCATCCAGAAAACGGGCGTAAACCTTACGCCTGACCACCGTTCCGCCGACCAGACTCTGCAGATCTTCCACCATCCCGGTGACCATGCCGTACAGGTTAGAGACTGCCAGCGTGGGGCGCGTACTGGTGCCTTTGCCATTCAGTTCAAAACCACTCCCCTGAATGGGATACGCCAGATACTGCCGCCCCTGCCAGGTGACCGGCTCACCTTTTTCGTTCTGCTCATTACAGAAAAAATAACGTTCACCACCGACCTCTGTCAGATCGATTTCCCAGAGCACCACGCTGGCCGACTGCTCCGCACGGGTGCATTCATTCAGTGTTTCCTGCCGGATATCCTGCATCAGTTCACCACCTGTTTAAACTCTGCGCTGAACTCAACACGCAGCATACTGACCCGCGACGTCCATTTTGCGCAGGTCACCTTTATCTGCCGCCAGTCATAAGGCGGCGTCCACAGAAAGGCTTTCCAGCCTCCGTGCTCTGCCAGAAACGATTCCAGCGCCGTGGCCTCCCAACGGGGGACAGAAATCGTCACGCTGTACGTTTTCAGGTTGGCATTCAGCCCGGCAGGCGCGCGCTGGGAGTAACCATCACCAAAGCGCACCTCCCTGACGGAAGGAGTCGAAGCCACATCCATACCCGGTTTCACTTTCCAGCGGAAGGTTTTCATCGTCCACCTCCGGAGAACAGACCACCATCACGCATCTGCCCGGTCACAACATCCATTGCCGCCTTACGGGCTACGTCATAAACCGCCTTCAGCGCCTGTGGCCCTATCTGACCGTTCGTGCCGTCGTTGTTAATCACCACATGGTTATTCTGCTCAAACTTCCCGGACGCCTGCGACCGACTGTCCGCCATGCTGCCCGGTGTACCGACATAACCGCCGGTGGCATAGCCGCGCATCAGCCGGTAAAGATTCCCCACGCCAATCCGGCTGGTTGCCTCCTTCGTGAAGACAAATTCACCACGGTGAACAATCCCCGCTGGCTCATATTTGCCGCCGGTTCCCGTAAATCCTCCGGTCGCAAAATGGAGTTTCGTCGCAGCGGCCTGAATGGCTGCACCACCTGACGCTGATGAGCCGCCACCGGTAGCACCTCCAATGGCGCTGCCGATACTCCCGACAATCCCCACCATTGCCTGCTTAAGCAGAATTTCTGTCATCATGGACAGCACGGAACGGGTGAAGCTGCGCCAGTTCTGTTCACTGCCGGTCAGCATCGCCGCCATATTCTGTGCAATACCATCAAAGGTCTGCGTGGCTGCACTTTTAACCTGCGACATACTGTCCGTGGCGCTCTCTTCCCACTCACTCCAGCCGGACTTCAGGCCTGCCATCCAGCTCCCGCGAAGCTGGTCTTCAGCCGCCCAGGTCTTTTTCTGCTCTGACATGACATTATTCAGCGCCAGCGGATTATCGCCATACTCCTCCTTCAGGCGCTGTTCCGTGGCTTCCCTCGCTGCCTGCCGGTCAGTCAGCCCCCGGCTTTTCGCATCAATGGCGGCCCGTTTTGCCCGTTGCTGCTGTGCGAATTTATCCGCCTGCTGCGCCAGCGCGTTCAGGTGCTCCTGATACGTAACCTTGTCGCCAAGTGCAGCCAGCTGGCGTTTGTACTCCAGCGTCTCATCTTTATGCGCCAGCAGGGATTTCTCCTGTGCAGACAGCTGGCGACGTTGCGCCGCCTCCTCCAGTACCGCGAACTGATTCTCCGCCTTCCACAAATCCCGGCGCTGCTGGCTGATTTTCTCATTCGCTCCGGCATGCTTCTCCAGCGTCCGGAGTTCTGCCTGAAGCGTCAGCAGGGCGGCATGAGCACTGTCTTCCTGACGATCGCCCGCAGACACCTTCACGCCGGACTGCTTCGGCTTTTTCAGCGTCGCTTCATAATCCTTTTTCGCCGCCGCCATCAGCGTGTTGTAATCTGCCTGCAGAATTTTCCCGTCTTTCAGGGCCTTATTCAGTTCTTCCTGACGGGCGGTATATTTCTCCAGCGGCGTCTGCAGGCGTTCGTAAGCCTTCTGCGCCTCTTCGGTATATTTCAGCCGTGATGCTTCGGTATCGCTCTGCTGCTGCGCATTTTTGTCCTGTTGACGCTGCTGTTCAGCCTTCTTTCGGGCGGCTTCAAGCGCAAGACGGGCCTTTTCACGATCATCCCAGTAACGCGCCCGTGCTTCATCGTTAACAAAATAATCATCCTTGCGCAGATTCCAGATGTCGTCTGCTTTCTTAAACGCGGCCTCTGCCTTAATCAGCATCTCCTGCGCAGTATCAGGACGACCAATATCCAGCACCGCATCCCACATGGATTTGAATGCCCGTGCTGTCCTGTCTGCCCAGGTTTCCAGCGTGCCCATGTTCTCTTTCAGGCGGCGGGTCTGGTCATCAAACCCTTTCGTCGCGGCCTCGTTCGCCGCCTGCAATGCCCCGGCTTCATCGCCGGAACGCTGCAACTGAGCAACATACGCAATCTGCTCCGCCGTCACGTTATGGAACTGGCGCGCCATCGCCGTCAGCCCCGACGTCGGGTCAGTGGTCAGCTTCCCGAAGGCTTCAGCGACCTTGTCCACCTCCACGCCCGATGCAGAGGAGAAGCGCGCCACACTCTGGCTGATTGCCTCAAACTGATCACCACCACGCACACCGGCATTTACCAGCGCCGTCAAAGACTCGCTGGTCTGGTTAAACGTCAGCCCTGCCGCCTGCCCGGCTCTGGACAGGACCAGCATACGATCTGCCGTCAGTCCCGCCTGATTACCGGAAAGGACCAGCGTTTTGTTGAAACCGGACAGGGTTGAGTCACCCTGATACCAGGCATACGCCAGCGCACTGGTTGCCACCGCCAGCGAGGTGGCCCCGACCATCGGCAGGGTGATCGCACCGGCAAGCCCCCTGAACATGGGGATCAGACCGCCGAAAGAATCCTTCACCTGACCGCCCTGTTGCAGCAGGATCAGCCACGGGTTCTGCCCGCCTGCAAGCTGCGTGGCCACGTCGGTGAACTGTGCAGGCAGCATACGCATGGCGGCTTTATACTGCCCGACGGAAATCCCGGCTTTTTGTGCAGCCAGCGCCTGTCGGCTCAGAGACTGTTCAACGACTGCCGCTGTTTTTTTCGCATCACTTTCCGTACCGGAAAAATGACGCCTGACTCTGGCCATCTGCTCGTCAAATCTGGCCGCATCCAGACTTAAATCAACGACCAGATCGCCTACCGGTTCAGCCATACCGGACTCCTCCTGCGATCCCTTCTGATACTGTCATCAGCATTACGTCATCCTCCGTCATGTCCGCCACATCCGGGGAAGCGGGGATAACTTCATTCCCGTCCGGGCCAAAACGAACGCCTCCGGCAAGCCCTGCCGCTTTCTGCATCAGCACATCATCTTCAGGCTCTTCGTCAGCCTCGCGCCGGTTCAGCAGACTGAAATCCAGCGGATGCATCTCCGGATCGCTGAAAAACAGGCTGAGCACGGTGTACGTCAGCCCGGAAAAGTGCATATCCAGCAGAACATCATGAAAATAATGGGTACTGTAAAAGCGGTGCCAGTCGGCATACTCCGTGGATGACATCCCGGCAAGCATGGCGCGCCAGTCGGGTCGCCCCATCTCACGCGCCAGTTTCAGGGCAAAACTCAGCTCACCGTCGAACACTTTCCCGCAGAAACAGGCTCTGCAGGCCCGGCGTCCTCTGCCTGTTCAGGAGCATCATTCACCACAAACTCATACATACCGGACAGCCGGTACACCACGTTTTCAGCATGAGAAATTGCCTCCGTGGGCCAGGTGGTAAGCACTTCCTGCTCAATCTGTTTAACGGCTTCATTCATGGAAGGCAGCTTTGTCTTCTTCGGATGGTTATGCCACAGGGACATCGCCACCAGAAACGCGCCGGTTCTGATGGCGTCTTCCACAGTAAACTTCCGGTTGCTGTCTGACTCCGCCTGTTCTGCCTGCCGTTTCATCAGGGCGAGATGCTCAATACGCTGCAGGGCTGACAGTTCAGAAAGCGTGACGGTCACGCCGTTATGTTCAAATGATTCGGTTTTCAGGAACATCGCTGACTCTCCGGATTAACTGGCGGTGACGTTGATTTCTGCAACCGCAGCAAACTCACCATTACCGGATACGACCGGAATGTTGACCTTGCCTGCAGCAACGCCGTTCACGGTGATGGTCATACCACTGACCGACACGGTGGCTTTTGTTTTATCCGCAGACACCGCACGGAAGCTCTTGTCGGTTACACCTTCCGGCTGGAATGCCACGGTCAGCGTGGTGCTCTGCCCTTTCACTACGGAAGCACTGGCTGGCGTTACCGTCATGCCGGTTGCTGCCGTCACCGTACTGCGATCTTCAGCCATTGACGGACGGCCCACATTGGTGACCTTCACCGTGCGGGTGATCACTTCCTTCGCCGTCACCGCTTTACCGATACTGCTGACCCAGCCACGGAACACATCGACCGTGCCGTTCGGGAAGCGGATTTTATAGGCACGGGTATCACCTTCATTAAACCACGCCAGCAGCGCCTGCTGCCCCTGCTCTCCGGGCATCCACGCCAGCGTGAAGCTGGTATCTCCGGCTGATTTCTGCCCCTGCCCGGTCGCAGTCCAGTCCGCATCTTCATCATCGAGATAGCTGTCGTCATAGGACTCAGCGGTCAGTTCGCCGGGCGTCAGGTCTTTAACTTTTGCCAGACGCGACCAGTCAACGTCTGAAAGCGGGTTCGCATAAGGGTCACCGTTCCCCTTATAAACCCACAGTGTGGTCCCGGCACCTTTCACCGGCATTACAGGATTTGGTACAGGCATATCGTCCTCACATTTCATAGGTAATGACATAAGTCAGATCGGCAGAACTCCACAGGCCCGCATCATCGTCGCGCCGGTAGTCATAGCCACTGGCCACCATACTGGTGATCAAATCTGACAGTGCCGGGATATCGCTCATCACCGGATAAATCCGGGACTCCATCCACGAATCCAGCTCTGAATCCGGCACCTGAGCAGGCAGGAAAACTTCAATATGCAGCTCCGCCTGCCAGGTATCGCTGTCCAGCTCTTCGCCCGTGTATTCAGCGCCGGTGAGATAAACGGCAACTGCCGGAAAATCCTCCTCATCAAAAACAGCGGGGCGACCATCAAAAAGCGTCGCCCCGGTGTCATGTTTTTCCAGTGTATCCAGTACGGCTGCACGGAGTTCTGTATGTTTCATCGCTTTATTACCATCCTCAGTTGATGCTGCAGCGCATAGCCCAGCTCTTTCGGAAGACGTTCACGCCGTATCCGCTCAATATTCTGTTTAAACGCCGTGGTCAGCGGCACTGCCATCGGGATTTTCACCACATCAATGGGGTAACGGTTTTTCCCGGCCACACGCTGCATGACATGCCACCGGCCATTTTTCAGTTGCTGAATAAACGCGCCGGGAATACGACGGTTTCCCACCACAAGCACGCTGTCGCCACCTTTCAGGGATGAACGCTGCCCCTTTTTACGACGCCTGCGTCGGGACAGGACAACCCGCGCGTTACCCAGCCTGATTACGGGCAAATCCCCCCGGTTAACCTTGATTCTGGCCTGCGGATTTTTGACCGTGGCCCTTTTCAGCCTGGCCCTTTCCTTTACCAGTTTCCGGCGTACCTTTGTCTCACGGGCAACCTGTGACGCCGACTGCGATATCGCGGATGAAGCAACGCGGTTAATGGCCATTGCTGACGCACCAGGCACCGCCGTTCTGCTGATACGGCTGAGGTTTTCAACGGCCTGCTCAAGACCTTTTATGGCCATACATCCCCCTTTCAGCGGCGACGGTTAACGGCAGGCGGTCCCCCCCGCCCAAGCCAGAGATGACAGCTTCCGCCATCATCCGGCGTAACCCGATCTACCCAGAAGTTTTCCTCACCGATGGTCAGCGTGTCTCCACGCCGCAGCTGCCGCACATCATCAGTCCGGACAAACAGGGACGGGCTGGAGCCTTCAACGCGCACGCCCTGTCCGGCATAGCTGATATTTTCAGGGTCATCAAAAACACCACGTATCACAGCACCGGACTGCTCACCGGATGTAATGGTGGCTGACGTTCCCATGTACCCGCGTATCGTTTCATCGGCGCGGGCAATGGCAGCATCGAACAGGTTATCGAAATCAGCCACAGCGCCTCCCGTTATTGCATTCTGGCCAGGCCATGTTCTGTCATTTCGGCTGCCACACTGGCAGAGACACGGAACGCCGTTCCCGGCAGTACGAATGCCACTGGTTCATCCCGCGTGGCGTGAAGTGCAACAGTGTGCAGCGTCACCAGTGCCACGACCGTGACCAGAGCAGCCGTATCAGTCACGGTATCCGGCTGCGCTGATACCACCTCATTTTCATGCCCGGTCAGCACATTTTCCTGGCTGAGAGGGGTGTCCTGACCGGCAGTGTCATCCGTATCATCAAGCTCCTCTTCCAGCTCTGCCACACGGAGCGCCAGTTCTTCTTTCGTCCCCGTCAGGCTGACATCACGGTTCAGTTGTTCACCCAGCGAGCGGAGACGGGCAATCAGTTCATCTTTCGTCATGGACTTCTCCACAGAGAGACAATGGCCCCGAAGGGCCATGATTACGCCAGTTGTACGGACACGAACTCATCAGGGTCAGCCAGCAGCATCAGCGGTGCTGACTGAATCATGGTGAACTCACGCGCCGGATCGCCGGTGGTCACCCAGTTTTTCGGGTAACGGGCAGAGGCGTTAATGCCTTCGCGCTGTGCGTCCGCATCCTGAATGCAGCCATAGGTGCGCAGACCGCGTGCCTGAGTGTTGCCCAGCACCATCGTGTTGTCCGGCAGGAAGTTCTTTTTGACACCATTTTCCACGTACTGTCCGGAATACACGACGATGGCCACATCGCCATACATTCCCTTATAAGACACCGCTTTGCCCAGGTCTTTTACCGCTGTCTCCAGTTCGGAATGAGAGCCGCGACGGGTATCCAGCTTCTCCCTGACGGCTTTGAAGGAACGGAACAGCGCCCAGCCTTTCGGGTCAAACACGATGATATTCACCACGCCGCTGGCGTTCAGCGCGTAGGCTTCGATATCGTCGGTCGGGTCATACGTGGACTTGTCACGCTTGCTCCACTCCGTGCCGCCGGACTGCGTGATGTTGTTCGCCGCACTGCGGCCCATATCCACCTCAACCGGATCGAAGGCTTCACCGGTCATGGTGTATTTGCCCCTGAGCACGGCAGAAACTGCCTGCATCTCTTCGACCTGAGCAATGGCCAGCTCTTCGTCACGCATGTTCTGCAGGATGATGCGACGGCGGCGGTAAGCCGGGTCCGCCAGATTCTGCGGATCTTCATCCGGCAGGCGACGCAGGGTCATCTGCGGATTCACTTCATGCTTGGGTTTGACATATCCCGGCGTAAATTCAGAGGTGGAGCCGCCACGGGAACGGATAACCTCACCGGAAACAATCGGCGAAACGTACAGCGCCATGTTTACCAGTCCCGGAATTTGTGAGAGATAGACTTTCTCCGTAGTGAAGGGATAGCTCTCACGGAAAAAGAGACGCAGAAACAGCGGATCAAACTTAAATTTCTGCTCATTTGCCGCCAGCAGCTGGGCGGTTGTGTACATCGACATAAAAAAATCCCGTAAAAAAAGCCGCACAGGCGGCCTTTAGTGATGAAGGGTAAGGTTAAACGATGCTGATTGCCGTTCCGGCAAACGCGGTCCGTTTTTTCGTCTCGTCGCTGGCAGCCTCCGGCCAGAGCACATCCTCATAACGGAACGTGCCGGACTTGTAGAACATCAGTGTGGTGCTGGTCTGGTCAGCATCAACCGCCAGAATGCCAACGGCAGCACCGTCGGTGGTGCCATCCCACGCAACCAGCTTACGGGTGGAGGTATCCAGCATCAGCGGGGTCATTGCAGGCGCTTTCGCACTCAATCCTCCGGGCGCGGTTGCCGTATGTGCCGGGTCACTGTTGCCCAGCGGCTGGTAATGGGTAAAGGTTTCTTTGCTCGTCATAAACATCCCTTACACTGGTGTGTTCAGCAAATCGTTAACGGCATCAGATGCCGGGTTACCTGCAGCCAGCGGTGCCGGTGCCCCCTGCATCAGACGATCCAGCGCAGTGTCACTGCGCGCCTGTGCACTCTGTGGTGCAGCTGCCATAATGCGGCGGGCCGTTTCCACGGTCATACCGGGGGTTTCTGCCAGCACGCGGGCCTGTTCTTCGCGTCCGTGAGCCTCCTCACAGTTGAGGATCCCCATAATGCGGCTGTTTTCTGCCGCAACCGCAGCGGTGATCTGCGCGTTCACGTCCGGCTGCGCCGCGCTGGCGTTTTCGCCCTCCGTCGCTGGCACCACGTCAGTAACGTCAGCCTGCGAAGCAGTGGCTGAAACAGTTGTTGATTGAGTCTCTTTGGTCATTCGCCCTCCTGAGAGACGGGATTTACGTGCATCCAGTGCATCACGCATGACGGTGATCGCATCGGTGCTGTTAACAAGTTCATCAGCCAGTCCGGCATCAATGGCCTCCTGACCGCTGTATACTGCAGCCTCGGTATCCAGCACAGCCTGCACGGACAGGCCGGTATATGCCGACACCTTCTGTGCAAACATCCGGCGGGTTGCATCCATCCGGGACTGCAGTGTTTCCCGGACATCATCCGGAAGATGGCTGTAGGGGTTGCCATCCACCTTATGGCTGCCGCTGTAAATCAGCGTGATTTCCACACCCTGTTTCTCCAGCGCAGCACCGTAATTACTGTGAGCCATCATGACGCCGATGGAGCCTGTCCGGGCGGTCTGCGTGACCAGACGCCGGGAGGCGGCACTGGCAAGCAACTGACCTGCACTGCAGTTCATGTCATTGGCCAGCGCCCATACCGGCTTTATGTCACGCACACGGGCGATGATGTCAGCGCAGTCAAATGCCCCTGCCACCATTCCGCCGGGCGTGTCCATATCCAGCAGAATGCCGTCCACCATCGGGTCACTGGCAGCCTGTTGCAGACGGGCGATAATGCCGTTGTAACCGGTCATCCCCGAATACGGCTGCAGCGCCCGCGTCCGGCTGACCAGCGTGCCGGAAACCGGCAGCACGGCGATGCCGTTCATGACCTGATAACTGCGGGCCTGTCGTGGTCCGTCATCATCACCGGATAACGCCAGCGTCGCGGGTGCCTCTCCGGCAGTCAGGCTGTCACCGGACACTGCATCTGTCAGGCGGCTGATCCCAAGCTGGCCTGCAAGCGCACAAAAGAAAACCCGCGCATAGGCGGGTTCAAGCATCAGCGGCTCATTAAAGGCCATGCTGGCAATATGCGGGAGATTACGCAGCTCTGCTGTCACTCTTCTCCTCCTCTGTTGATTGTCGCAGCCCGGATTCAAATGCCGCAGCCGCCCAGGCGGGTGGTTTAAGACCGGCTGCACGACGCTCCATCGTTTCACGGACCTGCTGGGCAAAAATTTCCTGATAGTCATCGCCGCGTTTTGCACACTCTTTCTCGTAGGTACTCAGCCCGGCTTCTATCAGCATCACCGCTTCCTGAACTTCTTTCAGACCATCGATGGCCATACGACCGGAGCCTATCCAGTCGCAGTTCCCCCAGGCACTGCGGGCTTCCTGAAAACTGAAACGCGCTTTTGAAGGTAACGTCACCACGCGGCGAACGATGGCCTCTTCCAGCCAGCACAGAAACATCTGGCTCGCCTGACGGGATGCGACGAATTTTCGCCGCCCCATAAAGTACGCCCACGACTCGTTCGCACTGGCCCGTGCCGTGGAGTAGCTCATCTGGGCGTAATTCCGGGAAAGCTGCTCATACGAGACACCCAGCCCGGCAGCGATATACCGCAACAGTGACTGCTCAAACACGGAGTAGCCGTTATCCGTGTTCTGAGCCGTCTGCAGGTTCAGTGAGTCCCCCGGCATCAGGTGCGGCACTTTTGCGCCTCCCAGACGGACCGGTGCTGCGGCGTAATACGCGGCAATTTCACCAATCCAGCCGGTCAGCCTTTCCCGCTGCTCCTGACTGTTCGCGCCCAGAATAAAATCCATCGCTGACTGCGTATCCAGCTCACTCTCAATGGTGGCGGCATACATCGCCTTCACAATGGCGCTCTGCAGCTGCGTGTTCTGCAGCGTGTCGAGCATCTTCATCTGCTCCATCACGCTGTAAAACACATTTGCACCGCGGGTCTGCCCGTCCTCCACGGGTTCAAAAACGTGAATGAACGAGGCGCGCCCGCCGGGTAACTCGCGGGGTATCCATGTCCATTTCTGCGGCATCCAGCCAGGATACCCGTCCTCGCTGACGTAATATCCCAGCGCCGCACCGCTGTCATTAATCTGCACACCGGCACGGCAGTTCCGGCTGTCGCCGGTATTGTTCGGGTTGCTGATGCGCTTCGGGCTTACCATCCGGAACTGTGTCCGGAAAAGCCGCGACGGACTGGTATCCCAGGTGGCCTGAACGAACAGTTCACCGTTAAAGGCGTGCATGGCCACACCTTCCCGAATCATCATGGTAAACGTGCGTTTTCGCTCAACGTCAATGCAGCAGCAGTCATCCTCGGCAAACTCTTTCCATGCCGCTTCAACCTCGCGGGAAAAGGCACGGGCTTCTTCCTCCCCGATGCCCAGATAGCGCCAGCTTGGGCGATGACTGAGCCGGAAAAAAGATCCGACGATATGATCCTGATGCAGCTGGATGGCGTTGGCGGCATAGCCGTTATTGCGTACCAGATCGTCTGCGCGGGCATTGCCACGGGTAAAGTTGGGCAACAGGGCTGCATCCACACTTTCACCCGGTGGGTTCCACGCCCGCAACTGCCCTCCAAATCCGCTGCCACCGCCGTGATAACCGGCATATTCGCGCAGCGATGTCATGCCGTCCGGCCCCAGAAGGGTGGGAATGGTGGGCGTTTTCATACATAAAATCCTGCAGGTCCCCTGCGTCGCTGTGTCATGCCGGTCTGCACTTCCAGCTCCGCAATGTATTTTTTCAGGTCAGACACGGAAGTGGCCGTAAACTCCACTCTCCGTCCGTCTTTCTGTACCGTTGCCACCCGTTTTCCTGTCATCAGGTCATGCAGTGCCGCACGGGCAGCGGCAAGTTCTTCCTGTCGCGTCATTCATCCTCTCCGGATAAGGCACGGGCGTAATCTGCCAGTGTTTTCTTGTTGGTTGCTGCACCATCCTCTTCCTGCAGGCTCGCCAGCAGCGCACTGAGATCCAGCTGCCAGCGGGAAATACTGATGCGCAGCGCCGCCAGCGCATAAACGAAGCAGTCGAGTGCCTCATTGCGTCGCTTTTTGCTGTCCCACAGTATTTTTTTCCTGCCATCCACCCATTTTTCGACCTGCTCTTCAGC